GTCTAAATCAACAGGCACAACAGTTCCGTGACCAAGGTTCTGCATTGCAAGGTGCTGGACAGGCAAACTCAAACCTTATGAGTGCTTATGGTATGGGCATGGATACATTAGGAACAGGTGCTAACTTTGGTATGAACGCTGGTAACTCCTTACAAGGGTATGACCAAGCACAGATGAATGATCAGAAGCAACGATTTGAAGACCAACGTGACTTCGAACTTGAGAAGCGTATGCAGTATCAGTCTGGCATGTTGGGCAAGGCTCCAGATACAAACAACACATACCAAGCTAACATGAATGACCCAATGGCCGCCGCAATAGGCGGTGGTATGCAAGGATTCGGCTATGCAAGTAAGTACATGCCGCGAGGCGGCCAACAACAAGGTACAGGGTCTTTCTATAGAGGCAGTACACCCAACCCACATACGAGATAAAGGAGGTTTCTAATGAGAAGTCCTATACTATCACAAAGCAACCCTAATTATATGCCTCCAGTGTTGGATATGGGCAACTCAAATAGTGTTATAGAACAAAATATTGCTAGATTAAAAATTACTAATCCAGAAATATACGAAAAATACAAAAACGATCCGAAGACACTTGTGCATATGGCGAACTCTTTTTTAGAAGTAGCCAAAGACCCTGAAATGACTGCGTTGGAAGAGTTAGAAGCACCGCGTGAATATGACATGCTTAAAACTGCATTCACTGATGCAAACCGCGTAGGCGTTATAGATCAACAGAGAAAAGATGCTGAAGATTTTGGTGAAGATTATGCACTAGACCAACGTGCTCAGTCTCTTGCCGCAATAAGTCGCGCAGAGAAAGACCCTTTCACCACTCGTTTTGATGATGGTAATGTAGTTCCACCTGTTTATAATGAACCTCTTTTTTACAACAACCCAGAAGCAAATGATTACGGACAGTTAAGTAAAGCTAAAGAACCAGCGTTGCTGGCTGATTTTACGTCACCAATGCCTACAGGCGCACGTTTAGACCCCTACATGGATGTACCAAAGAACTACCACAGAATGTCTGATGGCACTCTTATGCCAGACTCTGAAATGAAAGGGGCACTTGAAAACCCTTACGATGAAACATTCCCTGTTTCAAAAGAAGCACTTGGAGACCCATACGACGAGACACCTCCTGTACTGAGAGAAGCACTTGAAGACCCGTATGATGAAACTTTTAAAACAGGTGTTTCAAATGGCGTACTAGGTAACAAAAATGATCCTAAAGCCAATGCTAAAGGTGTCTTAGATACTACATCATCTAATGATCGCAAAGGTAGCGCAGTGTCTGCAAACGCCCGTGGCTCTATGATGCCATTCGCTAAGATTGACAGAAACGAGGCATTAATCCGTATCGGCGGTGCTATGGTCGGTGGTTCATCACAAGGCTACACAGGTGCAATGAAAGCCGCTACAGCTGAGTATGGTAACATTCAAGATGCAAACAGAACCTCAGAGACAGCCGCATTTAACAAAGCAGAAGCCACAAGACTTGCTGAAGAACGTATTGCTGCATTAAAAGCTAAAGGTAGTTCTAAAGATACTGACAAAGACAAAGAAACTTTTAACAACGTAAGTTCACAGCTAAACTCTTTCCAATCTGGTTTAGATGCAATAGCACAAAGTAAAGCTGAAGGTGGCAACCTAACAGGTGTCGGTGGTATCTTTAAATCATTTATTGACAACTATACTGGTAGCCCAGACGCGGCTAGACGACTGTTGTTAAGCAGACTTAAAGTTGATGATGCCTTACTCAGAGTTGCAGAGACAAAGGGTGCCATTTCTAACAAAGAGATGGACTTATTCTTACAGCCAGCACCGAAGAACTTCCAAGATGAGAAGATTTGGGTGGACTGGATTAACGAAAGAATGGTTGCGTTACGGAATGTTCAAAACAGACTAAATGGCAATGTAGTCATTAACGAGTCTGAGCAGTCCTATAGATATAGAGCACCTACTTCCAGAAACACAACCACTGATAATAACGCTATGTTAAATGAGGCAGACGCTATCATCGGTTTATAATAAGGAAAAACTATGGCTGATGTTACTAGATTAGATAAATACGCCAACTGGCTTATCCAAAACAAAGACAAAAAGGGTACACCAGATTTTGATAAAGTTGCAAACGCCTATAGGACTTTAAGATCACAGGATACGCCCCCAGCCAACGATAATACTGAAGCTGACACTTCCTATGGTGGTGCTTTGAGTTATGGAATAGACAATGCTGGCGTAACTGCTGGTAATGCAATGATTTCTGCGTCTGAATTAGGCGCGGAATACCTCCCAGAGTCCGTTACTGGTTACTTAGAAACTAAAGGTAACGAGTTTATCGACAGAAACACCAAAGAAATCGAGGAAGCCAACTATCAGCGTCCTGATGGTGCTGATGGTGTTATGAAGAACTTACGCGAAGGCGACTACGCTAACGCTGGTAAGTCATTGGCCTATGGTGCGGTTGAGAGTGCGCCTTCGGTTGGCGTAGGTATCGCGGCATCTACTGGATTAGGTCTTGCTGGGAGCACCGCCCCCATAACAGGCTCTATTCTAATGATCGGCGGTACAGCTTATGGTACACTAAATGCACTAGGCGAAACACGCAGAGAAAATGCTGAAAAAGGTATTGATGAAACTGCAACCATGCAGGATTTAAGCACTGCTATAGCTTCTGGTCTTATAGAGCTACTGCCCGTTAAAGGTGGTGGATATACTGTAAAGGTGCTTAAAGAAGGCATACAGGAAGCTGGTCAAGAAGCTGTAGTTATGGGCAATACTGCCATTAAAGGTGGTGAATATGTCACTGATGAAGTATTTAATCGCATGGGTGACGCTGGACTTATTGGTTCTACATTAAGTGGAGCCGCTAACACAGCTATATCGACTGTATCTAAGACTGGAGAGGTTGTCTTTAAGTCAAGGCAAGACCTTGATCCAGAAGTTGATCAAGCGGCTGGTGATGTCGCTAGAATGATTAGCGAAATAGCTACTGATAATAAATACAACCTTAAAGATGTCGAGAACTCATCGCAAAAAGGTGCAAACCAAGCACTCAAAACTGCTAGAGATGAAATAAAGTTAGACGTACAAACTGCGGCTGATAAAATACAAGATAAAATAATAAATGACCTAGATAGGCGCACTCAAAAGAAGTTTAAACAGATAGTAGCCAACTCAAATCTTAAAGTAGGCGGCAGTGTTACTCCACAGGACATCAAGTTTATAAAAGACTTGGGCATGAAGTATGAACCAGTACAAGACATGGTAAATGGTCTTTACAAATCAAATGTACTTACAGAAGTATATGCGGCTGGTCTTAAAGGTGGATTTTCTAAGTTCACTGATGTCTTTAACCCACTTTCAGATGCTGGTAGATCATATGGTATGGCTGGAAGATCAATAGCTGGCGCAGTTGGTGGTGGAGCATTGTATGGATCAGGGGGTTATTCTTTAGGTATAGCCGCTGGTGGACGTGCAATAGATGCCGTCACAGGCCGTAGGTCTAAAGTAAACCGCTTTGTCAAAAAGAACTCTAAGAAAAGTGGTCTTGCTACTCCTGTCGGCACACAGCTTCCACAAAGCAAAGCAGATATTGAAAAAGAAACTAAAGCCCAAGCAAAGGCTGACCAGATACGCTACAATGCCGAACAAGACAATAAGAAGTTTGATCAGGCACGTAACAGAATGCGTTATAATGCTGATCTTGCAAATAAGAAGTTTGACAAAAGCAAAGCAGAAGATGCCGTTAGAAAAGCAGAAGCAAAAGCCAAATTAGATCGTGAGAACGCCAAACAAGTGGCAGATGCCAAAGAAAAGGCACTGACAGCAAGGCTGAATGTTTTAGTAAACAATGAACGTGGTGCATATACAAAAGACTCACCACAAGGTTTCATAATGGAACAAACTGGACTTGACTACGATGGTGTGGAGTTAGCTTTATCAAGACTGCAAGACAGATACCCCAACAACCCTGACGTGACAGAAATGATAACTAGATACAAACAGATGTTTGATGGTGGATATAGAGAAAGTGGAAAAACACTTACACCTTTAAAGAACATGCTGGTCAATACTATTGAAAACGACCCACAGCTAAAGAAACTAAAAAAGAAACTAGCTAAGTCTAAGAAAAAGAAGGTCGAAATAGACCCTAGAGTACAGAAGGGGATAGATGAAAACAAAAAGAGACTATCCGAACTGAAAGACTCTATGGAAGCTGATATGTCTATAAGCAATAGAGACAAAGCAATCTTAGACAAGGCATTTAAAGAATTATCAAAGACATTAGGTACAAATCCCGTAGCTATGGCTAAGATGATAATTAAAGATGCTAAAGCTGAAATGGATCAGCCCACAAAAACAAATAAATACCTAAAGCCTTATCTGGATCGGGTCAAAGCCCAACAGGTTAAGCCAAAAGTAAACATACAGCCCCAGTGATGGGGCTTTATTATTTCAAGGAAGCAAAATGATCGTAAAAACAGCGTATGACCTAGTGCCGTACCTAGAAGCTATTGAGACCATAAAGACATCTTCTTTAACCAAAGATCAAAAGTCACAGATACTAAAGGAGATGGAGCATTCCTTCATCGACATAGTGTTTTGCAAGCAGTGTCCAAACACACACGCAGTAATCAAAAGCATACTAGGAGAACACAATGGGAGCACCCAAGAAACCAAGAAAGAAGTCGCCCAAAAAGGAACTAAAGTTTCCAAACAAGGCAACTCCAAAGGCAAACAACTACTTCTCGACGTTAATGCAGACCGAGGAAGGAAGAGCACTACGAAAGCAGTGGTCAACCAAAAAACGTAAGAATGGAGGAAGGCCAGTAGGCACTCCAGATGGCTACACGTTAGAAGCCATCACCCCCATCCGAAAACAAGCACAGAAAGACGCTGAAAGGATTGTGGCTATCATGGCTAAAGACAACAATATTGACGACGAATATGCGGTAGAGGCACTTAAAACTGCCGTCGAGATCATGCGTGAACCAGCGCAGAACCGAGACAAACTAACAGCCGCACGTATGGTCTTAGACTTTACTAAGACAAAACCAGTTGCAAAGAGCGAAGTTACCATTGGCAAAGCAGAAGCCTTCTTGGAGTCGCTTTTAGTAAGCGAACCAGAGGAAGAGCAAACTGACGATGGAAAAGAAACTTAAAGTAATACGCCGCAAACTATATGACGAATTTGACTTCTACTCAAAGTCAGCACTCAAGATCAGAACCAAAGATGGAGACATCAAGCCTCTCAAACTAAAGCCAGCACAGGTTATCTTACAGGAAGCTGTAGATAAACAGATGGCTACTGAGGGCAAGGTTCGCATCATAATCTTGAAGGCTAGACAGCAGGGTCTATCGACGTATGTAGGCGGCTATCTTTACTTTAATGTTTCCCAGCGCAAAGCATGTAAAGCAATGGTGGTCACACACCATTCTGACAGTACAAGAGCACTGTTTGACATGACTAAACGCTACCATGAGAACTGCCCAGAACTACTCAAGCCACACACAAAGTATTCATCTCGACGAGAGTTGACCTTTGATGTCCTTGATAGTTCTTATGTGGTTGCTACAGCTGGTGGGGAGAGCATTGGACGTGGTGAAACACTGACCCATGTTCACGCCTCAGAACTAGCCTTCTGGCAGAAGTCCACAGCACTAGAGAACTGGAATGGTATGACGCAAGCCGTACCTAACAAGAAAGGCACAGCCGTATTCGTAGAGAGTACAGCCAATGGTGTCTCTGGTATATTCTATGATCTATGGAAAGGTGCAGTGGATGGCTCTAACGGCTACGTCCCTGTGTTTATCCCTTGGTATGTAGACCCAGAGTATCGTGAGCCTGTACCTGAGAACTTTAAGATAACTCCAGAGGAAGAGGACTTATCTAAGAAATATGAGTTAGACAACGAACAGTTGATGTTTCGTCGGCGCAAGATTGCCCAAAACGGCATCGACTTGTTCAAACAGGAATATCCAGCGGAACCCGAAGAGGCTTTCTTAACCACTGGTCGTCCTGTGTTTAACCCAGAGACATTACAAGATGACCTAAAGACATCAAGAGACATAGAAGCACGTCTGGCACTAGAAGGTGAAGACTGGCTTGAGAATATGCGAGGGGAACTAACAACCTATCGCAAACTAGATGATGGCGAGAAGTACACCATAGGAGCAGACGTTGCTATGGGTGTCAGAGGTGGTGACTGGTCAGTCGCCCAAGTTCTCGACAGCAAGAAACGACAGGTGGCAACCTATCGTGCACAAGTTCATCCTGATTACTTTGCTACTGTCCTCTATAAGCTAGGTGAGTTCTTTAACTTTGCCTACATAATTGTAGAGAACAACAGTCATGGTATTCTGACATGTACCCGTCTTGGAAAAGACATGGCCTACCCTAACTTCTATACAGAAATACAGGTGGATAAACTGACTGACAAAGAAACAGTCAAGTTAGGCTTTACTACTACATCTAAGACAAAACCTCTGATCATTGATGAACTCAGAGCCTCAGTTCGAGAGGGTAAGATCGAACTAAACGATAAAGTCACTATTCGGGAAATGCTAACATACATCGTCACGCAAAGCGGCGGCATGGAGGCAGAGTCAGGATGCTTTGATGACTGCGTGATGAGTTTAGCCCTAGCCAATCATATACATGAAGGTGCTTGGGAACCCATAGACGCAGTTGACGATTATTACATTGAGATGGTTTAGACATGAAATCAAATAAAGATTATAAAAAACTCGACGACGACCAAATTGTGTCAATAGTTGATACTAATTTAAGACGCTCCATTGGATACTATGACTCTGAGTTGTCAAAAGAACGCAGACAAGTAATGGATTACTACAGTGCTAAACTCCCTCGCCCAGCGCATGATGGTAATAGTAAGTATGTAAGTCAGGACGTTTATGATGCAGTAGAAAGCATGAAGGCGGCTTTGCTAGAGACATTCAGCACAGGCAACAAGACACTTAGGTTTTCACCACAGAATGCTGATGATGTCCCTACAGCTGAAGTCTGCACTGAGTACACCGACTACGTGCTACATCGCCAGAACAACCTGTTTGAAACTATGCAGACTGTTATACATGATGGTCTTATTGCTCGCGCTGGTATCGCCAAAGTTTACTGGTGTATGCAAGATGAAAGCACACTGGAGTATGTCGAAGGTCTGACAGAAGAAGAATTGGACGTACTATTAGCAGAAGACAATGTAGAGATTGAAGAACTTGTCGAAGAGGCTGGTATGTTCTCTGGTGAGCTACGTGTAACCCGTGACACATCACAGGTAAAAGTAGAAGCTATTGCACCAGAAGAGTTCTTGATTGAACCCCAAGCAAAGTCATTAGATGACGTTAGCTTCTGTGCACACCGAACTAAGAAGTCTATATCTGAACTTATAGAGATGGGCTATGATGAAGACTTAGTTGCTAAAATATCTGACAATGAAGACACAGACTTTGACAATGACCCTGAGATACTATCTCGCTTTGACGACATCGGTGCAGACCGAGGTTTCAATTCAAAGGGTTACCAACGTCAAACAAGACAGGTAACTGTAGTCGAGGCTTTCATTGAACTAGACCCAGAGGGTACTGGTGTTGCTGAACTTTACAAAGTAGTCAAAGCATCAAACATCTTACTTGAGAAAGAGATAGTAAAGCGACGACCATTCGTAGCATTTGTACCCCTGCCTATCCCACATGCTTTTCACGGCAACAACTTTGCTGAGAAGCTACTAGGCATACAGAATGCACGTACAGTTTTAACCCGTTCCATCCTTGATCACGCTATGGTTACTAACAACCCACGTTATACAGTGGTTAAAGGTGGCCTAACGAACCCAAGAGAACTAATTGATAATCGTGTGGGTGGCATCGTCAACGTGACACGCCCAGACGCTATTAACCCTATGCCTCAAGCATCACTGAACCCGTTTGTATTCCAAACTATTCAGATGTTAGATGAGGATAAAGAAGATACCTCTGGTGTCTCTCGCCTGTCCCAAGGTCTTAATAAAGACGCTATAAGCAAACAAAACTCAGCGGCAATGGTCGAGCAGTTGGCAACAATGAGCCAACAGCGACAGAAGATCATAGCGCGTAACTTTGCGAACAACTTCCTAAAGCCTCTATTCTCTATGGTCTATTCATTAGTCGTAGAAAACGAGTCTGAAGAGAAGATTGTTGAGTTAGCTGGACGTTATGTACCTATCGACCCTTCGCAATGGGCAGATAAACGTGACGTACAAGTTGAGTTCCACTTGGGCTACGGCGATCAGGAGCAGCTGGTGCAAAAGCACTTGTCGTTCCATCAACTATTCTCCGCTGATCCTACCCTTGGACAAATGTACTCTCCGCAGAACAAGTTCAAGATGTTAGCATCAGTATTAGAGAAATCAGGTATCAAGAATGTTGCTGACTTCTTAACAGACCCAGCGATGATACCTCCACCGCCACCTGATCCAAATGCAGAGATGCAAATGCAGATGGCACAGCAACAAATGCAACTTCAAGAGCGACAGACAGCCGTTGCTGAGATGAAGGTGCAAGTTGATGCACAAATGCGGCAAATGAAACATGAGCTAGACACTATGAAGGCTCAACAAGCATTTGCCCTACAATCTGACAAGCAAGACCTCAACGAGACTGAGTTTGAACACAAAGAGTTCGTGAACTTAGAGGAACTAGAGATCGCAAGAACTGCTGATGATGTCAGAGCAATCGCAAGTCCTAACGGATAAGCAACCTTAACCAAAAAGAGAGAACTACATGTCTACACAAGAAGAGCAACTTGTGATGGCTGGTGATGAAGCTGGAGCCGTACTAAATGGTTCCGCCTTCAATT